CTGCAGCAGGAAGAAACCGGGCTCGCCTTCCAGGAGAACTTCCGTCGGCTGCTGATCAGCATCGGCAAGCTGCTGTTGGAGTGGATTCCTGTCATCTACGATCGGCCCGGACGCATTCTCCAAGTGCTGGGCATGGAAGACAGCCAGCCGCCACAGTGGGCCATCCTGAAACAGCCGTTCACGCGTGATCGGTCCGGTCGCGCACTGCCTGTCGGGAGCCTGAACGATCCGTCGATCCCGTCGCTCTTCTACGATCCCTCGAAGGGCGTCTATGGCGTGCGCGTGACGATCGGCGCGTCGCACGAGACACGGAAGCAGGAAGCGGCCGATGCCCTCGGGCGCCTGCTAGAAGCGAATCCGGCCTGGATGCAGATCTTCGGTGATCTCTACGTGCGCAACCTGGACATCCCGGATGCGGACGAGATCGCGGATCGCATCAAGCGCACGATCCCGCCGAATGTGCTCGCCGAAGACAAGGGCAGTCTGGAAGCGAACCTGCCGCCCGAAGTGCAGCAGACCATCCAGCAGGCCCAGCAGACGATCGCCCAGCTGCAGCAGCAATTGCAGCAGGCGAACATGATGATCCAGACGAAGCAGGTCGAAGCGAAGAACGCCCTCGAGTTGCAGCAGATCAAGACGCAGGGCGACGCGATGATGACGAAGCTCGAGCAGGAAGCCCGCGTCCATATCGCCTCGTTGCAACACGAGATCGATCTGTTGAAGGTGAAGACGGACGCCTACGCCGTGTCGGCGAAGATCGACGCAGAGCGGACAGCGCTGGGTCTTCAGCAGGAACAAACCGTGCTCGATCGAAATGTCCAGTTGTTGGACATGGCGACCGCCGACGCTCCGAGCGGTCCCGCCTCTCCCGTGGAGGCGTCGTCATCCCCTGGAGCGGGAGCTTAAGACTCATGTCCACCGCGCAGACGCCGCAGACACCGAACCCTCCGTCCACGACCCCAGACACCAGCGAGCGCAATCCAGGGGCGACGTCGATTCAGGTCGATCACGGTCCGGAACCGATCGACGTCGGCCGCACGCCGGAGCCGCCGAGTGGGCGCGCGCAGCCCCAGACCAGCCGTGAGCGCGATCGGGACGGCCTCACGGAAATGGAGCGTCACAAGATCCGCCGCGGCATGATGAAGGACCCGCGCAAGGCCGCGCCCAATCCGGCCGATCAGGACGAGATTCATGCTGGCGAAGACGGCGCCGAGCTTCCATCGACAGAGGCGCGCCAGGGTGATCCCGCAGCGGCGCAGGTTGACAAGCGCGAACGGTTTGTCGATGATGACACCGGCGAGGAGGTAGACCTCCGGACCCGACAGGGGAAGCGGATCAAGCGACTCCTGTTCGAGCGCGCCCAGCTTCGGGCGGAAATCGCAGAGAACGCCAAGGCCACGCGCCAGCCGACGGACCCGGCCGCGCGACCCAACCCGGCCATCGGTCCTCAGTCGCGCGCCGCCGACGCGACGACCACGACCAGCGAAGATCCCGAGCCGACGCTCGACGCCTTCGCGACGTGGGACGACTACAACGCCGCACGGACCCGCTGGCTCGTGCGCAATGAAGTCCGGCAGGCCACATCCGCCGAACGTGCTGCGGCGTCACACCAGCGCGAGCAAGCCCAGACCGTCGAACAGGCGACGAAGTTCGCCTCGGGATTCGCGAAGGCCCGCGAGATCTATCCGGATTTCGATGAGGCGCTGAGCCGGATTCCGATGCACCAGGCCACGGCGCACATTCAGCGTGCCGTGTTGGCCAGCGAGCATGGGACGGATCTGGCGTACTACATCGGGAGTCGGCCAGACGTGCTGCGCACGTTGATGACGCAACCGACGCTCGATGCCCACTTGCGGATGCTCGGACGGATCGAGGCGCAAGTGGAGGCGCTGGTCACGGCGCGCGCGGGAGGCAAGACGACGACCCCCGCGGCGCAGTCGGCCGCGCCAGCCCCGATCACGGCCGTCTCGACGACGGGCGGCGTGTCCGGGGTGACAAAGACCGATCCAGGGGCGATGTCGCCGCAAGAGTGGCGCGCGCACCGCAAGATGGGACGCAGCATCAACGCCGGCCGCTAGCGCGCGTCGGCGTGATCGAAAGGAGTGGGGCTCACGATGCCTCCAGTCAATACGTTTCTCAACATCGACATGGTGACGCTCGAGGCGTTGGCCGTGCTCGAAAACGAACTGACGTTTACGCGTCAGATCCCGCGCAAGTACGACGACTACTTCGCCGACAGCGGCGCCAAGATCGGCGATCGGCTGCGCGTCCGGAAGCCGATCCGCAATCGCGTGCGTGTTGGCCAGGGCTGGCAACCGCAGGCGATCCAGGAGCAGTACGTTGACGTCGTGCTCACCACGCAGGCCGGCGTCGATTGCGAGTTCAGCACGGCCGATCTGACGTTGAAGATCGACGAGTTCAGCGATCGGATTCTGGCCCCGCAAATTGCGCAGATCGCGAACTTCGTGGACGACCAGGGCTTGCAGATCGCGATCCTCACGAACATGGCGATCGGCACGCCGGGAGTGGCCATCACGACGCCGCTGCCGTACCTGACCGCTGGCGCGAAGATGAAGGAAGCCGCCGCGCCCGTGGGGCGGGACTGGAAGACGGTCATCAACCCCGCGCAGTCGGTGGCCATCGTGAACGGCCTGACGACCTACTTCAACCCGGTCGCCGAAATCTCGTCCCAGTACAAAAAGGGCGTGATGGGTCGCGCGTTCGGGTTCGAGTGGTATGAAGACCAGAACGTGTTTACGCACACCGTGGGTGCGCTGGGCGCATCCACGCCGATCGTCACCACGGGGAACCAGTCGGGCAGCACGATCAACACGAGCGGCTGGGCAGCGGGCGCCGTGCTGAACAAGGGTGACGTGATCCAGTTCACAGGCGTGAACATGGTCAACCCGCAGAACTACCGGACGACGGGCCGACTCATGGACTTCGTCGTCACGGCGCAGGCCGTGGCGGATGGTGGCGGTCTGATGGCGATCCCCATCTATCCGCCGCTCGTGCCGCCGTCGGTCACGCCCACGCCTGACCCGTATCAGAACGTCACGGGCAGTCCCGCGCCATCGGCCCCCGTGTTCGTGTTCAACGTCGCGGCGGCGCAGTTCTCCACCATCGCGTCGAAGGACACGCCGACGGGCCTCAGCTTCGTGCCTGAGTTCGCCACGCTCGTCGCGGCGGATCTCTACCAGCCGAAGGGCGTCGATATGGCGTCCCGGAAGCAGGACGATCAGGTCGGTCTGTCGATCCGCTACATCCGCGCGTATGACGCGATCACGGATCAGCTGATCAGCCGCTTCGACATCCTGTTCGGCTGGGCGCTGTTGCGGTGGGAGCTCGCCTGCCGCATCCAGACGTAAGCGGCGCCCGATCGGCGTCGTTCCGTGCCCGGAGTGCGGCGTGTCCGTGCTCCGGGTTTTTGATTCGATTTCTGGATGAGGTTTGAGCATGGCTCTGACACTGACGACTCTCGCGGGCGCGATGTCCGCGACGCAGAAGACGCTGCGCGTGGCCAGCGCGACGGGATTCGCCGTCGGCCAGGTCGCGAAGGTGGACAGCGAGGAAGTGCTGCTGCAGGCGCAGAACCCCGATCAGCCGCTCGAGTTCACCGTCTCGCGCGGCTTCAACGGCACGACGGCCGTGGCGCACAACACGGGCGCGCCGATCGCCTCGGGGCGTGGGCCGGACTTCCCCGGTGCGGTGCCGCAAGCGGACGGGGTTCCGGTCTACTCGTACGCGGCGGCTGGGCCGATCACCGTGGCCGAAGGCATCCACGAACTCGGCGGCGCGGGCACGGCCATGACGCTGGCGAATCCGTCGGTCGCGCAGGACGGGCTGAAGATGACGATCGTGGCGCGCGCGGCGACGGGTTACGTCGTGACGCCTGCCAGCCCGTTCACGGGCGTACTGGCAGGCGCGAGCGCGACGTTCGGCGGCGCGATCGGTGACAACATGGTCATCGTCGCGCGCGGCGGCCTCTGGGTGACACTCGCGATCGCGAACATCACCTAAGCCGTGGCCTTCACCGCAACGCAAATAGCGATCAGCGATACGACGCCGACACTCGTAGTGTCGGCGTCGTGCAAATGCGAGGTACGTCTCAAGCCTCGCGGGGGCCAGTACTGGCTTGGTCCGTCCAACGTGGCTGTCGGGAACGGTTACGGCATCACGGCCGAAATCGCCTTTCAATTAGGAGACGGCGATACAATCTATGCGATCGCCGAGTCACCCACTGGCGCCATTGACGTCATCGTGATTGTGTAGGAGATCCCATGTCGAAAACATCCTCAGTCGATCCCGGATTCCCGACCCACGTCTTCAAGCGTGGCGAATCTGGCAGTCGGCTCGTGTCGTCCCAGGCAGAACTGGACGCGCTGGGTCCGGGCTGGTCGAACGATCTGCTCGTCCACCAGCAGAACGTGGCCGACGAGATCCAGGCCGCGCACGGCGGTCATGCGCCGGAGGATCTGATTCCGCCAGCGGTGCGCGGCGCGAGTCCCGCAGCCGAACCGAAGTCGCGCCGTAAGCGGTAAGCCATGGCGGCCTCTGTCACGGCTCGTCAGGTCCAAGTGGGCGCCACGCCGACCCAAATCGTGGCGGCGGCGTCCACGGTGGCCATCACCACCAACGCGCGCATCGCGATCGGCGGCAATACCGTGTCGCCGCAGACGGGATTGTTGCTTGACGCGAATGTCGATCAGCCGTTCGTGATGACGGTCTCGGTCGGTCCCCTCTACGCCGTGGCGGTCGCCCCGCTGCCCGTGCTCGTTACGGTCCTGGAGAGCGTGCCAGCGTAGGGACGACGGCATGGCTGAGACGAAGACGGCGCTGCAACTGATCACGCAAGCCCTGAAGGTATTGGGCGTCATCGCGCAAGGCGAGACGCCGACGAACGAAGACCTGCAGGACGGCCTCGTGACGCTCAACGGGATGATCTCCAGTTGGGCGACCGAGCGCCTGATCATCAGTTCCACGCTGCGCCACGTCTTTGCGCTGGTGCCAGGGCAGCGCGATTACACGATCGGCCTCGGCGCCGATTTCAACATCGCGCGGCCGAACTGGTTGCCGTATGCAGGGTTGATCCTCAACAACCAGCAGCCGCCGATCGAGATTCCGCTCGAGATCATCACCGTGAAGGATTGGTGGCTCGTGGCGATCAAGGATCTGACGTCCACGCAGCCGACCACGCTGTACTACGACTTCGCGCAGCCGGAAGAAGGATCGAATGCGGGCTACGGGACGATCGCTTTCTGGCCCGTGCCACAGATTGCCTACGACATCGCACTCTACCTACCGGCTGGACTCTTGCAGTTCGCCGACGCCGCGACGCCGTACACGCTAGGCGATGGCTACGCGATCGCCATCGCCTACAACTTGGCGCGACTGCTCGCGCGTCCCAATGGGGTCGCGCCGCCCGCAGACGTGGTGGACGACGCGCGCCGCTTCAAAGCCGCGATCAAGCGCGTCAACGGGCGACTCGTGGATCTCTCGATCGATCCCGCGTTGCGGCCGAAACCCGGCGTGCTCTATAACTGGCGATCGGACACGCTGAGGTAAAATCGCCCCGTGGCGAAGTGGCCTGCGTTCGTCGGACCCGCGTATGCCTCCCAGTCGCCGACTGCCGCGGCTGATCGACTCGTCAACTGGTATCCGGAAAGCCTCGAGAACAGCGGCGAGGTCAAGGCGAAGAGCACGCTGTATCCCACGCCTGGACTTCTTCCCTTCACCGCCTGCCCCACGGGGCCAGTCGGCGCCCTCTTCAGCCTGAACGATCGGTGTTACGCGCTGGCGGGCACCGGATTCTATGAAATCTTCGCAGACGGCTCGATTCAGTTGCGCGGGAATGTCGCGGCGCCAGCGGGACGTCCGTCAATCGCGTCCAACGGCACGGCGGGGCACCAGATCTTTTTGATTTCCGGGGGCAACGGCTACATCTTCGATCTCAATACATTCGTGTTGAGCTTGATCGCCGACGCGAACTTCCCCCAGGGCAGAGCCGACGATGCGATCTTCGTCGATGGGTATTTTGCGGTCCGCGTCCAGGGGTCCACGCAATGGCAGATCTCGAAGTTGCTGGACGGAACCGTCTGGCCTGGAACATCCGTCGCGCAACGCACTTTCGCGCAAGACAACATTGCGGCACTCGTCGTCACGCACAAAGAGATTTGGATTCTCGGGTCGCAAACGTCGGAGGTCTGGTACGACAGCGGCGCGACCTTCCCGTTTCAGCCGATCACGGGCGTCTTTCTCCAGGAAGGCTGCGGAGCACAGGACAGCGTTGCGAATCTCGGCCCGACTCTATACTGGCTGTCCCAGAACATCGACGGCGCGCGCAAGATCGTGCGGGCGGCTGGCGGCTACGTCCCGGAGCGGATCTCCACGCACGCGATCGAGTTCGCGCTGTCGCAGTACGAGACGGTGGCCGATGCGATTGGTTGGGCGTACCAGGATCAGGGTCACGAGTTCTATGTGATCACCTTCCCGACGGCGAATGCGACGTGGTGCTACGACGCGACGACGGGACTGTGGCATGAGCGTGGGGCCTGGGACAGCACGCGCGGCCAGTACGGCGCGCAGGTCCAGACGTGTCACGCGTATGTTTTCGGGAAGCATCTGGTCGGCAGCCGCATCGACGGGCAGATCTTCGAGCAAGACATCACGTGCTATCAGGATGCCGACGGCGGGATTATCCGCCGCATGCGTCGTGGGGTGCATCTCACGGGCGAGCTTCGATACGCCTTCTATGCCGAGCTGCAGATCGACATGCAGGTCGGCAATGGCATCGTGCTTGGGGCGCCCGATGAGGAAGATCCGCAGGTCATGCTGCGCTGGTCCAACGATGGTGGCCGCACCTGGTCCGTTGAGCGGCGCGCCTCGAGCGGACGCGTAGGGCAGTACGGGAAGCGGGTACGCTGGCGGCAACTGGGCCGTGGCCGCGATCGTCTCTTCGAAGTGGCCGTCACCAGCGCCGTGCCGTGGCGGCTCGTGAATGCGTACCTGGAAGCGGACGGGGGCGTGAACTGATGGCGCTGATCTATCCCCCGTTGCCCGAACCGGTGATCACCGATCCGAAGTCCGCACGCCTCACGCGGCCGTGGACGCTGTTCATGAACGAGATGGTCAATGATCTCAGCGATCAGAACAATTCGATCGCCGCGATTCTCGTGGAACTCGCCAACCTCACGGCGCTGACGTCGCACATGCCGCGCGTGCTGGCGTCTGATGCGCAGTTCAGAGGGAATGCCGCGGGCAGCGTCCCGACCGTGGTGTATAACTTCATCGTCCCCGCGAACACGCTCAAAGCAAACAATGAGACGCTGCGGGCCGTGCTCAGGGGCACATGGAGTGCGAACGCCGATACGAAGCTGATTCAGATCGCGTTCGGGGGCCTGCCGATCAATCAATTTGGACCCGCGGCGGTCAATGGGGGCACCTGGTACGAGGATCTGGTCATCACGCGCGTGACGAATACCATCGGCATAGGAGTGCCGTTCACCTCGACGAACACCCCAGCGGGGACGATCGTCACGCAGGCGAATGTTGGCGCGACGTTGAACCCCATCGATTGGACCGTGCCGCAGTCGCTGACGGTCACGCTGACAGCGCCGACCATCAACGATATCGTCACGAACGCTGGCGTGCTGATCTATCAGCCGAACCCCTGATCGGAGTAGAATGGCGCCCGTGGGATTCCAGGCCCGCATCCTGCCGTCCGAGGAATGGGCGCGGCTGGACGCGACGCCACTCGCCGCCGTGCGACGCCAGATCGACTCGCACGAGACCGACGTTGTGGTCGTGGAATCCGACGGCGCGATCGTGGGCTGTTGGATGCTCACGAAGTTCTGGCACGTCGAGGGCGTCTGGATTCGCCCCGATCACCAGAAGCGCGCCAGCGTCGCGAAGCGCCTCCTGGGCGCGATGACGCACCTTTGCCGTCGCCGTGGCGCACACACGGTCATGACGGGCGCAGCCGATCCTGCCGTGCGGTCCCTGGTCCTCGATCATCTCGGAGCGGTGCCGTTGCCCGATCAGTTCGCCTGGTCGATCGCGCCGCCGAAGGAGTAGCGTCTCGCCATGCCGATTGGAATTCCGGCCGCCATGCTTCTCACGTCCGCCATCGGCGGCGGCACCCAAGCGCTCGGGGCGTGGCAGTCCAACCGCGCGCAATCGAAAGCCTTTCAGAGTCAGCAGGACTTCGATCGGTATCAGTTCGATCAGCAGTTGGCGCTTCAGCGTGCGCGCGACGCCGAAGCGAAGCGCGAATACGACGCGCAGCAGGCGGCGCAGGCCCCCTATCAGAAGCTCCGGCTCGCCGCGATCGGGCAGCTGGCGAAGCACTACGGCCTGAACCTGCCGGACGATTTCTTCGCGGCGACCCCGACGGCCGCGCCCACGCTCGCCACGCTAGGCACCGCCGCGTCAGCCTACGGTGGCGGCGCGAATGGCATGCCGACGATGCCGACCCGCGCGGTGCCGACCTTTGCCGTGAGCACGCCAGCGATGGCCGCTGCCACCGCGCCAGGCGGCACCCTCGCCGATCTGCCGCGGCTGCTGCAGTTGTACCAGGCGCGATCGCCGCAAGTGACTGGCGCGACGACGATTCAGTAGCGCGCGATCATGGCTCGATCGGCGGTTGCGGACCTCAACGCTCAGATCGCGCAAGCGCGCGCCACGGCCTCGAATCCGGCCATCCTGCCGGTGACGGCCGCGCCCCCGGTCGCCTCGCCGACGGCCAACAGCGGCGTCACGGGCGACACATTCACGCAGCAGCAGTACGACGCGTACAAGCAATCGCTGGCCAACGCGCCGAACCCGAACGATCCGAACTACTGGACCTCTCAGACCGAGGGTTATTGGGCCGGGAATCAGTGGGTGCCCACCAGCACGGACGAGGCCACGGCCGCCAAGGCGCAGCAGCAGGCCAACGCGCTAGCCCCGTGGCAGGCCCTTGCTGGCGAAACGCCCGCAGACCAGCCGCAGACCGCAACGAATCCGCTCGCCGGGATCGATCTCAACGCGTATCTATCGGGGGGCGGAGGTGGCAGCGGATCGACGTTTCAGCCGTTCCAGTACGGCGGCGAATTGACCCCCGGCGCGTTCGCCGGGCCCACGCTCAACGTGCAGCCGTGGCAAGCGCCCGCCTGGACGCTGGGCGATTTCGTCGCGCCGACAGCCGCCGATGTCGGCAACGATCCCGGGTATCAGTTCCGCGTGAAGGAAGGCCAGGACGCGCTGGAACGATCGGCGGCGGCGAAGGGCACGCTGCTGACGGGTGGCACGCTGAAGGATCTGGAGTCGTACGCGCAGAATCTCGCCTCCACCGAATACGACAAGATGTACGATCGGGCTGTCCAGCAGTACCAGCTGAAGTACCAGTCCGCGAACGACGCGTGGAATCGGAGCTTGCAGGAATACACGACGAACTTCGACACGCTCTTCAAGCAGCAGCAGGCCAACTATCAGGCCGCTCGTGATTCGTACGCCTTCCGCCAGCAGGACGACATCACGAACTACAACGTCGCGCGGCAGGCGTGGGAAGACCAGCAGCAGGCGCAAGCCCAAGCGGACGCGTCGGCCTCAGCTGATCAGCGCGCGCGGGAAGCGTTCTTGATGCAGTTGGCCGGACTCTAGCGATGGCTCAACTTCCGACCTTTCAAAACGTCTTCGCGCCGCTGGCGCAGACGATCGCGTCGGTGCCGCAAGTCCTGCAGCAGGGCAACCAGCTTCAGGATCAGTCCGAACTCGAGCGCGCCTCGAAGTTGTACGGGGACGATTTCGACGCGGTCGTGGGCGAGCTCGCGAAGCGTGGGCGCACACAGTTGGCGCTGTCGCTGCGCGACAAGTTGACGGACCAGCGGAAATCGCAAGCCGAAGCGATGAAGACCTCGCTCGACAATCAGGGGAAGCGGCTGTCGATGGCCGCGTCGATTGCCAGCGGCATCACGGATGAGCCGTCGTTCCAGCGCGGCAAGATGCAGATCGCTTCGATCCTTGGACCGGATCTCGCGAGCCAGTTGGGTGACACGTACGATCCGCAAGCGATTCAGCAGGCGGTCTCGTGGGGATCGACGGAAACCGGCCGCATCCAAGCGCAGAAGAACGCGGTCGATTCCGCCTTGCAGGCGTTGAAGTTGACGCAGGAGGGCCAGGAGAAAGCGCCTGAAACGTTTCAGAAGTGGTCCTCGGCGTACGGACACATGATGTCCGTAGCCAACACGCCGGAGGAGTGGTCGCAGTTGCAGCAGATGGCGAAGCAGGGCGGCGTCCCGCTCGAGGTCAGGCAGATGCTGCCGCCTGATTTCGGCCCCGAAGCCACGCAGATGGCGCAGCATCTCGCGATGTCCGCCTCGGAGCGCGCGCAGGCGGAGACGGCCGCGAAGAACGCGTCGACATCGGCGGCTACGCAGGCAGAAACCGCGCGTCACAACCGCGCGACTGAAGCACAAGGTGCGCAGACGCAGGCCCGCGAAGAGCGCAAGTTCGATATGACGTACGGCGCCGGCGTCGGCGAAGACGGGAAGCCTCTGCCTGAGAATCCGACCGCACGCGCCATCGCCGAATACCGGATGGCGCCTCCGACCGCCCGGAGCACGGCTTCTGGTCCCGGCAAGGCGCTGATGGATCAAGTGCTCCGCGTGAATCCGAACTACGACGCGTCGAAATTCCCAGAGCGATCGAAGATGCGGATCGCGTTCACGTCAGGTCCACAGGGCCAGACGTTGAACTCGCTGAACACTGCGATCGAGCATCTGGATCAGTTCTCGACGTTGGCCCAGCAGATGGGCACGGGGAATTTCCAGCCGGGGAATGCGGCGTACAACTGGATGCGCACGACGTTCGGCGACAGCGCCCCGACGAATTTCGAGGGCATGCGATCGATCCTCGCCGGCGAATTGGCGAGCGCGTTCAAAAAGTCCGGCGCGACCGATCAGGAAATCGAGAGCGTCAATTCCGCAATCAAGTCGAAGGCGTCGCCGAAGCAGTTGCAGGACTACGTCGACAAAATCGCGATTCCGGCGCTGGCCTCGAAAGCACACACGTTTTCGGACCAGTGGAAAACGACGATGGGAGAGGATGACACCTGGTCGCCGTACACGGCGGGCGCGAAAGCCGTGCTGTCCCGTCGCGGCGTAAATCCGAGCGCCCCGACCATCGGCGGCGCCGTGAGCGCAACCGCGACAGAGAATCCGTTCCGGAAGAAGTAGGCGCATGGCTGATCCGCTGTACGACTACCTGAACGGCCTGAGCCTGTCCACCGATCAGAAGGCGGATCTCTGGGATGCGTTTCACGACTCGTCATCGCGAGACGATCTCACGGCGAAGCTCCAGCAGATCAGCGTCCCGAACGACGTCAAAGCCTCGCTGTGGGACATGAAGCCTGCTGCGGCGCCCAAGGTCGCCGCGCCAGAGCCGACGTTCGGCAGTCGTCTGGGTGATTTCATCTCCGGGGTCGCGGGGCTGGGAAAGCAGATTGGGAAAGACGTGCTCGCGGGCAACGATCCCGTGACCGCACTGGCGCAAAATCTCGTGGGGCGACCACTTGAGCACATTGCGCAGACCGCCCGTGATGAAGGTCCCGCCGCAGCGGCGCTGGAAGGCTTGAACGCCATCGCGCCCTTCCAGTCGATCCATGAGGATTTCAGCCGCGGCAATTACGGCGCGGCGGCCTTCGATGTCCCCATGGCCGTGGCGGGCGTGATGGGCCTGAAGGGGATGGTCAACCCCGCCACGGCCGCGACCAAGGTCCTTCCCGCTGTGGCAGCGCCGACAGGCACACTGGCCGATCTGGGCGCGTTCGCCGCTAGAGAGGGCATTCCGATCGACGCCGCGACGGCGACGGGCAATCGGGCCGTAGCGGCGGTCCAGCATCTCGCGGATCGGTCAATGGGAGGATCGCTGTTCGGAGGCGGCTCGAACGCCGCTCGGGCCGCTGAGGAAGGCGCACTGGCGGAGACGGGGGGACGACTGGCCGCCAAGGCGAACGCAGCGCCTGTGACCGCTGAGCAGGCTGGCCAGGGCGCCCAAGGCGCGATGGAGAGCGTGATCCGTCAGCAGCACACCGAGGCGCAAGCGGGCTACGACGCGATCCGCCGCATGGCGGACGATCCAAAGAACCAGACGCAGGTCGTGGTTGGACAGCGCGAAGTTCCCACGGGCGTGGTCGGGCCTGACGGCAAGCCGATCGTCCGGACGGAGCCGATCACCGAATCGATGGCCTTCCCGGTCGATCTCTCTGCGGCAAAAAAGGCGCTGAAGCCGATGTACGACGCCTTGTTGCGGAAGCGCGAATTGACGGGTCAACTGATGGGCGGCGAAGGGCGCGCGATGACGGCCTTGGATGCCATCATGCAGGCAGGCGAGAAGGCCCCGCTCGCCGACGTCGATGCCGCGTTGGGGGACATCAAGGCGATGGCGCGCGGGGCGGACATGCCGGAGCTCCGCAACGCGGGTCAAGCGACAGCCGCACAGGCCGTGAAGGTACTCGAGGGCGAGGTCCAGAAGGCCGCAGGCGCCGCACCGCCGAAGGTCATGCAGGCGCTCCAGGAAGGCCGGAAGGCGACCACGGCCAAGTACGCGGCGGCGGATGTGCTGGACGCGCTGACGAAACAGACGGGCGACGAACCCGTCCGCGTGTTCAATCGCCTCACGGGGAAGCAGGACACGGCGATCAATCTCATCCGGGACGTGCAACGACTCGCCCCGCAGGAGTTGCCGAAAGTCGGCCGCGCCTATCTGGACGGGCTGCTGGACAAAGCGACCAGCGAGGGCGGATTCTCACGCGCGAAGGGCGTCGCCTCGTCGTGGGATCAGTTGGGGGCAGAAACGAAGAAGGCGCTATTTACCGACCCGTCGTACATCGCGGATCTGGATCGATTCTTCGCGCTCGCGAAACGCATGGAAGCCACGCCGAACCCGTCGGGCACCGCGCATACGCTGCTGACGGCGGGGCAGGGAGGCTTAATTCTCACGGAACCCACGCTCGGACTGACGACTCAGATCGGCCTGGGGTCATTGTCGAAGTTCCTGCACTCGAAAGCGGGCGTGAACCTGCTGACGAAAGGACTCTCGGTTCCGACGCGGAGTGTCGGCGCGACAGCCCTTGTGCCACAATTGCTCGCGTTCGGCGGCCAGGAGTGGCAACCGTCCACCGGAGGGCAGTAAATCATGCTGGGCGTTGTTATTCCGTCGCCGCGGCTCCAAGCGATCGACGCAATCGGCCATCCAATTCCCGGCGCGCAGATGCGCGCGTTTTTCGCGGGGAGTTCCACGCCGACGTCGCTGTACACGGACGCCGATCTCGTCACGCCGCTGAGCAACCCCGTGATCGCGGACGCAGCGGGCGTGTTTCCGGCGATGTTCTCGCAGCCAGTGTCCCTGAAATTGGAGTTGTTGGATGCTGGCGGGGTACTCCTGTACACCACGGATAACGTCACGCCGCCGAATCTGCTGACGGGGCGAATCGACAGCGACCTGCCGATTGGTCACGTCATCGGCACGACCAATCCCGCTGGCAATATCGACGTCGGACTCGCGGCCGTGTCGCCTATCCATGTCGGTGCGGCGCAGCAAGGGGGCTTTCGACAGATCCTCTTGGGCGAGATCGACATCACGCAGGCCTCTGGGGCCACAGAGGTCATAACGAGCGATCAGGCCCTCATCGCGCGTCTGGGTGCCAGTGGGTTCCCCCTGATCTGCACGTCGCGATTTCAAGCCCCCTCCATCATCACCGGCGGCGCGACTCCGCCAGTGGCCGCAGCGGTGGAGGTTACGGGGTATCCGAATGCGGGCACGGAACGCTACGCGATCCGCGTCCGGAATGCTCCCGTCCGATTCACGGGCGGCGTCCTCTTGGAAGACGCCACGACCGTCACGGTCTCTGTGACGCCGCAAAACGATTGGGCGCCCACGCTGATCGGATCGCGGGGACTGTTGCCCGTGAACCCCACGATCCCCGTGACGATCACGGGCATGGCTGGCGGCGCGAACGGCAATCCGGCGCAGCCAGGACAGAACACGAGCGGCCGTATCATCATCGGGATCAACCTCGGGACCTCGATCATCACCTTGGCGCACCAGAACGTCGGGTCGGTTTTCGCCAATCGGTTCACCTGTCCCGGGGCCGTAAACTATGCGTGGAATCCAGGAACACAAGTGCGATTCGTCTACCTCGGCGCCGGCAGTTGGTATGTCGGCTGAGCCTGTGATGGTCAAAGCAATCTTGCGGTGGGCGCGTGATCCGAAGTGGTGGGCCGTCGTGCTGCTGGCCTACGCGCTGCAGGTGTTCTTCAGCGACGTGCGGCCCTCGTTCGCCACGATCAGCCAGGAGCATCAAGCCATCACGGCGAGCAACGCGAAGGTCGTCGAGAACATCGGCGAACTCGGCGAGATTCTGCGTCGTCTCGTGGCGATCCAAAACAAGTCCTTCAACATGTCCGTGCAAAGCTGCATCAACCAGGCGGGCGGCAACGAAGGGAAGATCGATCGCTGCTGGGCCATCATGAACGGCGAAGTGCCACGGTGATCATCAACGCGAAGCACTGGAAGGACCTCCCGGCCGACGCCTGGTTCTGGCCGCACTTCAGCCCCGCCGAGATGGCCTGCACGAGTTCCGGCGAACTCTGCGTCGATGCTGCATTCATGGATCGGCTCGAGGCGCTGCGCGCGGCACTCGGGATGCCGCTCCCCATCAATTCTGGCTACCGCACCCCCGCGCATAACGCGGCCGTGAGTGAGACGGGCGAGCACGGCCCGCACACCACGGGCCACGCGGCCGACATTCGCATCAACGGCGCCGCAGCCGTGCGTCTGATAGGATTGGCGCCGTCGCTCGGGTTTACCGGAATTGGCATCGCCCAGAAGGGCGCGCTGGACGCGCGCTTCGTGCATCTGGACGATCTGAGTTATCCGGCGTTCCCGCGCCCGACCGTATGGTCGTACTAATGGGAGGTACGTAATGAGCAAGCTTGGCACCCTTGGCAAAGTGATCTACGGCGCGGTTCTCGGGCTGATTCCGCCCGCTGCGGCCACGGCCATTCAGAACGCGGAAGCCGCGATTCGCGATCCGAATCACGGCGACAAGAAGAAGGCGCTCGCGGACGCGGAAGTCATCGGCTCGAATGCGGTCGCCGCGATCAACGCGATTGCGGGATCGGATCTTGGCACCAATCCGAAATTTCAGGCCATCGTCGCGAACGTGAACAAGGTCTTGCACGACAGCGCAAAGGAAATCGCGTTGCTCGTGGATGCGACCGACGGCACGATCGACGGCCAGTAAGACCCAGCTATACCCACGACGACGACGAGAGACGGGGGGCCCTCGAGGACGATGGTGGACGGGGCGCCGTGTTTGTTTTTTTTGTTG